AAGGTATCAAGACTAAGAGTAGCTCTAGCTCAGACAAAGCAGCTGCATCCTCAGTTAAAGCTAAAGGTCGTACTGCATTGGATGCAGATGACTCCTCAAGGTATCTCAGTGAATCACAAGTAGCTAAGATGAGCCTTAAAGAATACGAGAAGCGCAATGATGAGATCTTTGAAGCTCAGCGCTCTGGTAAATTTATTTATGATATGTCTAAGAAATAACTTGACACTTATTCAATCATAGATAAAACTATAGGCATGTACAGTGTCAGGCATAAACTGCCTGTACATGCTTTTCACTAAGCACTAAAGCCACATCAAAGAACTACCTCAGATTATAGGCCCAGCGCTCAACGGACGGCCATCCTTAGAGCATAGCTGACTACCCTACTAAGACGAGCCTCTTTAGTGGATATGTAGTGTATATCTCTCACGCCATATCTATAAGGAGAATTATTATGGCTATCGGAACCGCTGGTGGTGGATTTAACGGGAACTTCTCCCCGATTATCTACTCTAAACAGGCACAAATCGCTCTGCGTAAAAGTGCTGTAACTAACGCAATCACCAACAACTCTTACTTTGGTGAGATTGCAAACCAAGGCGACACAGTTCGCATCCAAAAAGAGCCAGACGTAACCGTCAACGCTCTGCAGCGTCACACAGGTATCTCAGTAGAGAAACTTGATGACACAGACTTCTCTTTGACTATTGATAAAGCTAACTACTTTGCTTTCAAAATGGATGACATTGAAGAGCAGTTCTCTCACGTAGACTTCACCTCATTGGCAGCCAACCGTGCAGCCTACAAAATGGCAGACGCCATGGATGAAGAATGCTTGGGTTACTTGTCTGGTTACGCTGGTGGTGCAGGCTCTTGGGCCGTCAACACAACAGCTTCTGGCGATAAAGCCAATACTGGTGCTGGTACTGACGAACTGTTGGCAGACAACAAACTGGACGCAACTGACTTCGGTAACTTGACCATCTCTGGTTCAGCTACTGCAGGTGACTCCATCCCACTCGCTCCACGCCTCCCAGGTGCAACAGCATTGTCTGCGACAACTGTTTCTCCTTTGACTGTGGTTGCACGTATGGCTCGTAAGCTTGACGTACAAAACGTTGACGCACGTGGTCGCTGGATGGTTGTCGATCCAATCTTTGTTGAGATGCTGAAAGACGAAGACTCTCGTGTACTTAACGCAGACTTCGGTGGCTCAGGCTTGATGAACGGTTTGGTTCTCAACAACCTGCACGGCTTCCGTATCTACGTATCCAACAACCTGCCTTACTTGGGCTCAGGTGCTGGTACTAACGGTACAACTGCACAGGCTACTAACTACGGTGTAGTTGTTGCTGGTCAGGACGAGGCTGTTGCTTCTGCTGAGCAAATCAACAAAGTAGAGAACTACCGTGACCCAGACAGCTTTGCTGACATCGTTCGTGGTATGCACCTCTATGGTCGCAAGATCCTGCGTCCAGAGGCTCTTATTGTTGCTAACTACAACGCTGCCTAATAGGCATAACACTGGGGCTGGCTACATGCTGGCCCCTTTGTGCTTTTTTCACATATAAAGGGACATCACAAGATGGCTATCACAACTGCAATGTGCAACAGCTTCAAGCAAGAGCTTCTTGGGGGTGTTCATGATCTGGATACAGATGTACTAAAATTAGCTCTTATTAAGACTTCAATGGCAGGTACTTACGGTGCTGCTACAACTAACTACTCTGATGTTACGGGTAATACAGACGAAGCTGTAGGTACAAACTACACAGCTGGTGGTCAGGCTCTAGACGGTGCTACTATTACTCTTGACGGCAGTACAGCTATTGTTGACTTTACTGATGAAGTATTTGGTAACGTAACTATTTCCACAGCTGGTTGTATTATCTACAACTCAACGCAGGGCAATAAAGCGGTAGCAGTTATTGACTTTGGTGGCACGGTTAGTGCTACAGCTGGTGACTTGACTATTGAGTTTCCTGCTGCTGCAGCTGCTACAGCTGTAATTCGTATCGCCTAAACACCACAAGGATACCTATCCATGACGATTAAGTTTGCTAACCGTGTAAAGGTTACATCTGCTACTACGGGTACTGGCACAATTACGCTTGGCTCTGCAGTAGAGAGTTTCCAGACTTTCTCTGATGGTGGTATCCTTGATGGCAACTCCGTTAGATACACTATTGTAGATACTAATGACTGGGAAGTAGGCACAGGTGTATATACACACAGTGGCACTACAATGTCTCGCTCGTTAGAGGAAAGCTCAACAGGTTCCTTACTCAATCTATCGGGTCAACAAGAAGTTTTTATTACTACTTCTGCTACTGATATTGAGAACCTTGGTAGTAGATCTATTGATTACTTCTACTTCACAGCTACAGCTGGTCAGACAGTATTTACTGGTAATGATGATAACAGCAATCAGTTAGCCTTCTTTGAAGATAACATTATTGTCTTCATGAATGGTATTGTTCTTGAGGGCAACAGCCAAGACTACTCTGTATCAGGTGGTAACACAGTAACGCTTACTGCAGGTGCTGCACTCAGTGACGAGATTAACATTGTAGCATTTAAGGCTTTTACTCTAGCTGACACAGTATCTAAAGTTACTGGTGGGCAGTTTGACGCTAACGTAGACTTTGCTGCAGGTATTGATGTTACTGGCAATATTACAGTTACTGGTACTGTAGATGGCAGAGATGTAGCTACAGATGGTACTAAACTAGATGGTGTAGAAGCAGGCGCTACAGCTGACCAGACAGATGCTGAGATTAAAACAGCCTACGAGAATAACGCTAACACTAATGCTTTCACTGATGCTGAGCAGACAAAACTTTCTGGTATTGAGACAGGTGCTGAAGTAAATACTGTTGACAGTGTAAACACACAGACAGGTGCTGTAGTACTTGATGCTGACGATATTAGTGATACATCTACTACTAACAAGTTCACAACTGCTGGAGATATATCTAAACTTGCAGGTATTGAGGCCGGAGCTACAGCCGATCAAACAGCCGCCGAAATCCGCGCACTTGTAGAAAGCGCGACTGACAGCAACGTATTTACAGATGCCGATCACACAAAGCTCAATGGCATTGAGAGCGGGGCGACAGCTGACCAAACCAAAGCTGATATTGATGCTCTTAACGTAGATGCAGATACACTAGACGGGCAGCACGGTAGTTATTACACAGGCTATGCAGATACCGCAGTAGCTAACCTTGTAGATTCTGCTCCTGGCACACTAGACACATTAAACGAACTAGCAGCAGCATTAGGTGATGACCCTAACTTTGCTACTACCACTGCTAACAATATTGCTTCTAAAGTTTCTAAGTCTGGCGATAGCATGACTGGCAACTTGTCCTTCGGTGACAACGACAAAGCCATCTTTGGGTCAGGCGGAGATTTAGAAATCTATTCTGACGGCAATACATCTATTATTAAAGAAAATACCGCCGGATATTCTCTTCAAATTAGAGCGGAAGATCAAGTATTTATGAATACTGCCGGTAATTCTACTGGTATGTATATAAATCCTAATGCTGCAGTTTCTTTATACCATGCCAACTCTCCTAAACTCGCCACCACCTCCACAGGTATTGACGTAACTGGCACAGTGACGGCTGATGGGCTGACTGTGGATGGGGATATTACACTAACCGCAGGTGATAAACTGAAGTTTAACGATGATCGTTATTTTACGCCTGAAAACAATGTAGATGGTGCAGAAGTAAGTGCCAACGGTATTTTCAGAGTAAAGACAGGAGCAACACCTGCACAGCGTTTACTTGTAGCGGCAAACGGCGACATCAGCTTCTACGAGGACACAGGCACGACACCAAAGTTCTTCTGGGATGCGAGTACGGAGAGACTTGGGCTGGGAACTACAAGTGCCTCAACAGAACTTCATGTAAAAGGTTCTGGTGATTACGCTGCTTTAACCCTTGAGGCTACAACATCTGGCGGGGCTAGTTATGTAAACCTAGGTGATAGTGCCGACATTGATGTTGGTCAATTGGCTTACTTTAACTCTGATAATTCTATGCGCTTTACTGCAAACGGCTCCGAAGCCATGCGCATCTTGAGCAACGGGAATGTGGCGATTAACCATACGTCTGCTTCTTCTAGACTGACTGTTGGCGCTCCTGACTCTGGGGACACGCTATCGTTACTAAGTCTTTTTGCGAATAGCGGGGCAACAGGTGGATCTGCTTCCTCTCT